ATCAAAAAATCAAAATGGTATTACCAAGAGGGTGTAGTCAGTTACGCCTTTGATTTTTTGATATATTAACCTAAGTCTGGTTGAATATAACGGTTAATATGCCAAATTTTATAATACCCAATAACCCACTACCACAAATCGGTATGCCTCCCGGCATACCTAATTTAAATCTCGGTAACGTAATTAGTAATAATGGCGGTATAAAGAGGGCTGTAAATTTTTGGGCAGATGCTGGTGGCTGTGGTCATTGGAGAATGATTTGGCCAGAGTATATGATTAATATATACCAGCGGGGGGTGGTTACAGGTGGTGTTGCTATGATTTTTGATCCAAGATATTACATAGATGTAAAATCTGTAAGAGTTCAACGGCAAGCTACTGCACCACAAGTTAAATTCTTACAGCATCTCAAAAATATATCAAATAGTAATGGTATGAAATTACTATATGAGGTTGATGATGTTATATTTCGTAATGATATACCAAAATATAATGGTTGCAGACACGCATTTGATAATCCAGAAATAGAGAGATGTTCACTAGAAGCTATATCATTATGTGATAAAGTAACTGTAGTTAGTGAATATATGAGGGACTATTATGCTAAAGTTACAGGTCATCCTAATGTATCATATATTCCAAATTATATGCCTAAATTTTGGTTTGATCGCTACTACACGCCTGAAAAAATCGAAGATAGGTATCGTAAATTCAAGCGTAAACCAAGAATTGGTGTATTTGCATCTAGTACACATATTGACGTAAGAAATCAAAATAATCAGCAAGATGATTTTACTCATGTAAATGATGTAATAATTAAGACGTGTAAAGATATACAGTGGGTGATTGTTGGTGGTAAACCTCAAAAACTACAACCATATATCAATAATAAGCTTATTGAATATCACCCATGGTGTCAGTTAAATGATTATCCAGCATTGATGGATAGTTTGAATATTAACATGACCTTTGCACCACTGATGGACAATGAGTTTAATAGATCAAAAAGTGATATAAAAATTACTGAAGCTGGTGCATTAGGTATTCCATGTATATGTCAAGATATAGTTACATATAAGGATGCAATACTAAAATTTAATACTGGTGATGAATTAATTAGTAAAATTGTATCTACCATGAAAGATGAATCTACGTACTTGGATTTAAGTAAGAAATCTCGTAAATTTGCAGAGGGTAGGTGGTTAGAGGATCATATTGATGAATATGTAGATTTATATTGCTTGAATTAACACGATTACGATATATATTGTGTTAATATGTATCGTAATGTGTACTATAATTATTCAAATGAGGAGATGATCCTATATACATGGGATGCTCAAGGTACTCCTATTACGGAGAGACATTCGTATCATCCATATTATTACGTAGATACTGCTAATGAACCTGATTCGTATAGTATTTTCGGTGGACCCCTTAAGAAGCGAGTATTTCGTAAACAGTTTGATAGGTTGAGGTCTATTAAGGATGGCGCCACTAGAATATATCACAACTTATCATGTGAACAGCAATTTTTAATTGATCACTTTGGTGTTCAGAATGCTACACCAGATTTCATGAAATTTGCACTTCGGGTATTCTTTTTGGATATTGAGGTGTATAGTAAGGGTGGTTTTCCTACTCCAAAAGAAGCTAAAGATCGTATTAATTTGATTACCCTGTATGATACGTTAACTAGAAAGTTTTATACATGGGGACTTGAAAAGGATTACGAGCATACTAGATCAGATTTAGTTTATACTAGGTGTGAGACTGAATCGATACTACTAGAAAGTTTTCTTCAATTTTGGGAGAAAAATTATCCGGATGTCTTTAGTGGATGGAATTGTATAAGATCTGATCAACGGGTGTGGTTAAATGATAGAATTACAACTATTAATAAGATTGTTACCGATAATCAATTATACGATAATGGTAAGGTATTGAATCATGTTAAAACGGGTAAGAAACGTCAATGTTATATTGAATCCGAATTCGGACATAAAATATACTGTTCAGAAGATCATAGATTTCCGGTATATTATAAATTTAAAGATGAATATAAGAGTTCGAATACGCTTGAACTTAACGTAAAAGATTCAACATTTAATGATATTTATAAAGATAAGGATCTATTAGATTTCTATGTTAAAATACCTCTACGTAGAAATCTAAATGTTGGTTATAATACAAAACGCGAGTATTTTCAATTGCTTGGATTCTTATATACCGACGGTACAATAGATGTGAAACGTAAACATATTAGATATTCATCAAAATATAAGGATGTGTGTGAGAATTATACTAATATTGTTAATTATTGCATGGATAAAAATCTTAGTGGTTCATATGAAGCTAAAAATTCCGATGGTAATTTTTATAAATCAATATCACCTTCTGAAGAATTTAATAATAAATGGTTACCTATTATCCATAATGGATCAAAAAAGGAATTAGATATAGAAGCGTTATCTATATGTTCATATGATGAATTTATTAGTTTTATTGCTGGTATGGTAGATGGAGATGGTTGGATAGAGGATCATGCAATATGTATTTGTAATTATGAGAAGTATGATATATACGCTCTTAATAAGTTGTTAGAGTTATTACAATGGAATGGGGTTATAGCTAATAAATCCGGTCATTATGTATCTATTAACGCTATTGAGCAAAATCGTGATTTTATCAACAGAGTTCAAGAGAGGTTAATACATACTAAACATAAAGATAAAATTAATAATCTTATATGGTATATAAAGAAGAATACACCATCAAAGAAAATTAAATGGTATTTATATGATGATTACTATTTAGTTAGAATTACAGATGTTATAAAGACTGATGATTTGGTAGAGATGTGTGATATACATACTGAAACTAATTATTTTATTTGTAATGGGTTAAAAACTCATAATTGTGAAGGTTTCGATACGCCGTATATTATTAATAGAATAAAACGAGTATTAGGTGAAAATCATGCTAAGCGTTTATCTCCGGTTGGTGCTATATTTGAAAAGCAATTCATGGGATCTTTCGGTAAACCTACTACAAAGTGGGTAATTTACGGTATTTCGTGTCTTGACTACATGGAATTATATAAGAAATTCACCATTGAAAAACGCGAGAGTTATAAACTCGATTTTATAGCTGAAATTGAAGTAGGAATGAATAAAGTTAAGTATAAATACGGAAACTTAACTACCTTAGCTGATGAAGATTGGAAAGCATTCGTTGATTATAATATTGTTGACGTTGATCTATTAGTACATCTAGATAATAAACTAAATTACATTCAATTAACAAGAAAGTTAGCATATACTGGATTAACACCACTAGAAGCTGCATTAGGTACATTATCAGTAGTTACTGGTTGTATTGCATTAAAAGCTTCAGAAGAAGGTAGGGTAATTCCTACGTTTGAAGATGATTTAGAAGGTGAAATTGAAGGTGGGTATGTTCGTGAACCTATTAGAGGTCTACATGATTCAATTGTAAGTTTTGATGCTAATTCATTGTATCCTAATACAATGATTACACTTAATCTATCACCGGAAACTAAATTAGGTAAAATTATAGAAAAAACAGATAGCGAGGTTCGTATTCTTAGTATCACCGGTAAAGAGTATTCACTATCACCTGAAAAGTTTATACAATTTATTAAGAGTGAACAAGTTGCTATATCTCGAGCAAATGTAATGTTTACACAGAAAAAACGAGGTTTAGTACCTCAAATTATTGAGAAACTATATAATGAGCGTGTAGAGCTTAAAAAGGAATTAAAAGTTGCTAAGAAGCATCTAGCAACTAGTGATAAAGGATCTGATGAGTATAATAAATGGAAATCTACAGCTGATCATCTCAATGTTAGTCAGCATACTATTAAGATTCTCATCAATAGTATGTACGGATACTGGGGTAATCGTTTTAGTCCGTTAGGTGATACAGACCTTGCGAGAAGTATTACGTTAACTGGTCAAGCGGTAGCGAAAGAGGCGGCAGCAATTAGTGAGCGGTTCGTACGAGATGTATATAAAGTTGATACAAAAATGCCTATAGTAGTGGGAGGTGATACGGATTCCATTTATATCTCTGTAGCTCCTATTATGTTAGCAAATAAATGGGAAACTTCAATTAACGGTAAAGTAACTCCCGAAATGTATAAGGTATGTGCAGAGTTAGAAGATTATTTAAGTATAAACATTACTGCTTGGGCTAAGAAAACTCTTAATACGATAGATCCTAGGTTTGTGTTTAAGAGAGAAACTATTTGCGATACTGCGCTGTTTATTGAAAAAAAGCGATACATAGCTCACGTATTAGATGATGAAGGTATACCGACCGACAAGTATAAATATATTGGTATATCTGTAGTTACCACATCAGTACCTAAGAAGTTAAAACCATTTATTAAGAAAGTAGCTGAAACAATGCTACAAACTAAATCTCTTAATGAGACAAATAAAGTATACACTAAAGTGTATGAAGATTACAAGAAGTTAAATGTTGAAGATATAGCTACTACTCGTGGTGTATCTGATTATGAGACTAGTGCTAATCAGTGTGATGGATTTAAAACTGTTAAGGGTATGCCGGTACATGTTAAGAGTGCATACTTTTATAACTTAATGCTCGATCAATTATCTCTTAGTGATAAATATGAAAAAATAGCAAGCGGAGATAAGATCAAATGGTATTATTGTATGCCTAATAGATATAAAACACAGACTATGGCATACAAAGAATATCTACCTGAAGATATTAAAGTATTATTTCCGGTAGATACTGAAATAATGTTTGAGAAGGTTATAGGTTCTGCAGTAGACATATTATATACCGCAGCTGGTTGGCCTACATCAACACCAAATAATCAACAGAGTACAAATTTAGCTGATTTGTTTGTTGAATAATGTATAATGTACTATAATATACTATACGTATGAGTAACCAAAATAATGATATTAGTGTATTTTTTGATTCAATGGGTCGTACTATTATAGGTGTAGTTACCGGTGATACACCAACCCATATTACAGTCTGTAATCCAGCAATTTTACATGCCGGGTTAAATAATGAAGGTAAAATTCAAGTAAACTTAATTCCTGCATTCTTTAGGGAATTCTTAAGTGACTGGAATTCACCGATTACGTTTGATTATTGTATTAACAATATTGTACGTAATACAAGCGGTATTCAGTTAGATTCAAGTCTTGTCAAGCAATACGAAGCTATGTGGAGTAAGAGACCACCACGTGAAGATGTAAGAAAGATTGCTCGAGAAGTAGTACCTGCAGATACTGAAGTTAAGAGTGTAGAAAGGTTGAATTTATTTGAAGATGTGAAGACTGAAACTGAGAAGAAGTAAGTCACTGTATGGCTAAAAAAGATAAAGAATCAAAATCAATAGATACATCTATTGATAGTATTTTTAAGGAGGTTGATGCATTAAATCCAGATGCATCATACCTAGATAATAGTGCATTATCGTATGTTGATGACTATATAGATACTGGTAGTTTAGCTCTCAATGCTATTATATCAGGTGATATGTTTAAGGGTGCACCTCGTGGTAGAATTTTAGGGTTCTCAGGACCATCTCAAAGCGGTAAATCATTATTTGTTAAACAAATATTAGGTAACGCTCAAAAGAAGGGATATACTGCAGTTATCTGGGATACCGAGAATGCTATTGACGGTGCAGGATCTGAAGCATTAGGTTTAGATTCTAAAAAAACTAAATATTATCCAGTAGAGACGATAGAAGCTTGTAGAAATCAAATATGTACGTTCCTCAATCGTATTATAATTGTTAATGACGCTCTTAGAAAAGAAGGTAAACCAGAAGTAAAGGTTATAGTAGCTATTGATTCTGTGGGTAATTTAGCAAGTGCTAAAGAGCTTGCAGATATTGAAAAGGGTAAAGATTCCGCAGATATGGGTACAAGAGCTAAAGCTCTTAAGAGTATGATGAGAGCATTAACATTCTTGTCAGCTAAAGCTAAAGTATCTATAATATGTACAAATCATATATACGATAATCCTGGAGAGTTACACCCATCAATGGTTAAGACTCAATCTGGTGGTAAAGGTCTAGTGTACCTAGCATCGATATTAGTTCAGCTATCTATGACAGCTGAAAAAGGTACCGATGATGGTGATAATAGTGAAGAAGATGATAACGCACCTATGATAGCTATTGCGAATAATCGTAATGGTGTAAATCTTACAGCTCTAACTATTAAGAATAGATTTGCACCACCATATCTTAAGACTAAACTATACTTAAATTTTAAGACTGGATTGTCAAAATACGCTGGATTATTTGATATCGGTCAAGCTTTCAATGTTATAGTTAAAACTGGTAAGAGATGGGTATTAGTTAAGGATCGTACTGGTATAAACTTCAATGATACAAAAATTGATTGGGATCCTCTTATTTCATCTGGTAAAGCTGAAATGCTTGGATTTAAAAAAGAATGGATAACCAATGTTAATGTATGGGAAAAAATTATAGGTCCACTTAATGAAGTTGTAAAAAAAGAGTTGACTTATGGTAATTGTAGTTCACTTACTTCAAAAGAAGCTGCAGAAGAATATGCGTTAATAGATACAGCTGATGATGAAGATGGTGACGAGAATATACCACAATAATACGTTGAAATAGTGTAGTTTCATAACATAATAAGCTATGTAGTTTAAGTACTACATAGCTTTTTTATTATAATGACAACACAATATATCACGCGGTCAGGTAGTATAGATCTCTCTCATAGAGTACTAAACGAGAGTAAGAAGTGTTTTAACCTACATGGTCATACCTATTTATATGAATTAACTTTTGAATTTTCGGTGTCAGATGACATTGGATATCCAGTAGATTTTAAGGAAATTAAGCGTGTAGCTGGTGAATGGCTAGATAGATACATGGATCATGCTCATGTATCTAACCCCCATGACTATCTATTAATTGATGTAGTCAAGAAGCTTAATAACAAACTATGGTTAATGTCATTAAATGGTGAAGGTAATTACTGTAATCCTTCAGTTGAAAATATGGCGAGGGAAATATTCATGGCTTTAGATAAGATTTCATCTACGTGGCGATCTGGTCTTAGTCTTTGTGAAATTAAATTGTGGGAAACACCTAATTGCTACACTACTTGTGTTCGTGCATCTATTTCTGATAAGGAACGCGAGAATTTTATGAAAGTACACGCTCTTGAACTTGATGCATTTATTTTCGAGATGGGTAGGGTTGAGTATGATGATCGTAAGATCTCGAACCCATCAACCGACACATGTTGCGGTAATAATTAATCATAGTGAAGAAAGATCGCGAAATAACCGATCAGCCGCTTTTTGAGAAAATTATTGGGTTAAATGTTCTTACAAGTGAGTATTATACTTCAGTAGTACTCGAAGCACTAAAACCGGAATATATAGATAATCCGGGTGTTAGACTTGTCACTAACATTGTTTTTGACTTTTATAAAAGGCGGGGATCTCTACCTAATACATCTGAGATTAAGCTATATCTTAAAGATGATGTTGAGCGTAATTTATTGAAAGATACTATATTATCTTTCAAGGGATTAGACTCAAAATATAATACTGAAGAATTAGTTTATAATACAGAAGTGTTTATTAAACAGCGTGCAATATACAACGCTGTCAAGAAAACGGTAGATGATTATTCAAATGGATCTGCTAATCCTAATGATACTCTTAAATTATTCGATCAGGCATGTAATATATCTTTGGTTGATAATTTAGGCTTAGATCTATTCAATCAAATTGATAAGTTTGCAGAAGATGTTAGTAAATCTGATGAATGTATATCTACTGGATGGAAATGGCTTGATACAAAATTAAATGGGGGTTTCTTAGCTAAGGGTAGATCTTTATATGTATTTTCTGGTCAAACTAATGTAGGTAAGAGTATATTCTTAGGTAATATTGCTGCTAATATTGCTGCTCAAGGTAAGACTGTTGTCGTTATATCTCTAGAGATGCCTGAAACGGTATACGGTAAACGTATATCATCTAAGATTACAAAGATACCAGTTAATGAACTATCTAATCGTACAAGTGAACTTAAGGAAACACTAAACGCATATAAAGAGCAAAATCCGAATGCTCGTATTATATTTAAAGAGTTTCCACCAAAGTCTGTTACGGTAGGTCATATTAAGGCGTTTATTAAGAAATTAATAAACAAGGGTATAAAACCAGATGCGGTAGTATTGGATTATTTGAATTTGTTAGCATCCACCGAGGGTGATAATTCATATGAAAAGGTAAAAGATATTACAGAACAGACGAGAGCATTATCATATGTGTTTGAGTGTCCTTTCATTTCAGCGACACAGCTTAATAGGTCCGGTATTAATAAAGAGCCCGATTTAGATAATATTAGTGAGTCAATGGGATTAGGTCATACTGCAGATGTAATTATTAGTATTTTCCGAGAAGATGGTGATGATCAATTAGGTATATTACGCACATCTATGATGAAAAATCGTTTCGGTGATAAATCTGGAGTACAATTAATGCGTATAGAATATCTCACATTAACTCTGTCTGAAGAAACTGATCATTTCGGTGATGATGCTGAAACTACTAAAGCGGAAAATGTGTTAAGTTTATTATCAAATAAACAATAGTGGATACTTTACAGCTTACATCTTAAATAACATAAATATGAAATTGTTTGTATGGACTGATTTTGATTTAGATGGTACCGGATCATTAATGATTATAAAATGGTTATATCCAGATGCAGATATATCATTTATGAGCACTAAAGTTAGTGCATTTAGGGATGATTTCATCAAATGGGTAAAATCAGGTGAAAGTATCGATAAATATGATGTAGTATTCTTTTTAGATTTAGATGTCAGTACCTGTGTAGATCTTATAGATACTAATAAGAGTGTTATTATAGATCATCATTTATCTCATTTTGAGAATATTAAGAACTATAAACATGCGAAAGTTATAGTTGAAGAATACTCTTCATGTGTATTATTGATGTATAAGAAGTTTAAGGGTAAATTGAATTTAAACTTTAATCAGAAGAAATTAATATTGATGATAGATGACTTCGATTGTTATAGGTTACAAATTAAAGGATCATTAATGTTAAATCATCTATTCACTGATCTACAAAGGGGTGAATATAAATCAAAAGTAGATCGTTTTATTGCTGAATTCAATGATGGTTTTAATGATTTTAATCCATTACAGTTAAATATTATCAACTTTTATGAGAATAAAATACAGCGTATAATAGAGAGTTGTGAATATTTCGAAGGTGAAGTGTCTATACAAAAAAAACCTCGACGAATAAAATCAGCTATTACAGATGCAGGTATAAATGATGTGTGTGAGTATATATTAAACGACGGATATGATCTAGCTATAGCATTTAATCCTAAAACTAATAGTGTGAGTTTTCGTACAAGATGTAGTGATTTAGATGTTAGTAAGGTTGCTGAAAAGTTATGTAATGGTGGTGGCCATAGATATGCTGCTGGTGGTAAACTTACCGATACCTTTGTAGAATTCACTAAATTATTAAAGCGGGTCAAATAATCATATGGACGACGATACAATAGAGATTTATGTCGGTAATACATCAAGCGCTCTTGATAAGATATTGGATCAAGAATTCGAAGAGTCTATATTAAAATACTCATCATTTTTATGTATAATACACGATAAATATTTAACTAATATAGCGGTATTCACATTAATAATGAAGGATCTGCATATAAGACGTGCATTTAAACAGTTGACTCAAATTGATAATGATCGTACACTTGTACTACAATTTTTGAAGTATTATCCTAATTTTTGTAAATCTAAAGTAGTTAAGAGACTTATTCAGCAATATGTTAAATGATTTTGAGCAAAGGGTGTATAATTGCTATTTATCAACGACTAGATCCGCATTAAAACAACCTTTTACTCTACGTAAAGATTTTTCAGATTTTACAGAAGAATCTGAGTATTATAGATATACAAAAAAATTAGCTATGTTCTTTCGTAAGTTCCCAAATATTGATATGCAGCAATATTTTAGAGCTCCATTTGAGATATATAAGGATGGTGAACAGTACGATATGAAGTTTTTTATATCTCAAAAAGCAATCGCTTTATACTCTATGTATGTAAAGCGATTGAATGATGAATCTCCAGATTCACCTGATCAAATATTACATATAAGGAATTCTTTAGTTTTTATTATTAAATTCTGTAGAGATAATCATATCAGTATTGATAATTATATATATTATAAGTCACCTGGAGCTACTACAGAAGATTTCCTCACTCATTATAGGAATAGAAATGTTTCTATATATGTATTATTAAAGATGCCGGGTTTTGAAAATGTAGTATATTCATTAGATGAAGAATTAAGAGAGTTGTTCTTTGATGATGTACTAGATAGAATATCTACATTTAAAATTAGACTATATAAATCTGATAAAGCAAAACCACTAATCGAAAAAACTATTAATAGTATCAAACAAATACTACATTGAATTTACTTCGAAAGAAGTTATTATACCAACACAAAATAACCAAAACCAATAACAACATATGTCATATACAGCATCAATGTTCGCGTCCATCAAGGACTCATTAAATAAGCCACAACAAGCCGGATTCAAAGATATTCTAAAGTTTGAAGCAGGTAAAAACTACATAGTACGTTTACTTCCAAATATTAAGGAACCTAAAAATACATTCTTCCACTACTACCATTTCGGGTGGAAGAGTTTTGCAACGGGTCAGTTTGTTAGCTTCGTATCACCGCAAACTATCGGTGATCGCTGCCCGATTGCTGAAGAATCATACAAGATTTACAAGACTGGTACACCTGAAGAAAAAGAACGCGGTAAGAATCTGTACCGTAAAGAAAATTACCTCGTTAATGTTTATGTAATTAGTGATCCGACTAACCCAGAGAATGAAGGTAAGGTTAAGATTATGCGTTACGGTTCTCAGATACAGAAGATTATTCTTTCTGCTGTTGAGGGTGATGATGCAGAGGAATTCGGTTCAAAGATTTTTGATTTATCTGAGAAGGGTTGTAACTTCAGGATTAAGTGTGAGAAGAAGAGCGAGAAAAAAGATGAATTCGTAGAATATACTGCATCGAGATTCCTTAGCCCATCTAAAATTGAGAATCTTGACCCTGCTAAGTTTGAGGAGATTTACAATAGCTTACACGACTTAACTGCTGTGTATTCTATTGAAAGTTATGATACATTAAAGAAGGCACTACAGGAACATTATTACTGCGTAACTGGATCGGATTCTAAGAAGAAGGATAATAAGACTGAATCGAGGAAGTTAAGTACTGATGAAACTCCAAGTGATGATGATATTCCTATGGAATATAAGACTGATAATAAACCAGCTACTACATCCAAACCAAAGACGGACGATACAAAGACAGTAAATACACCTAAACCGACAGCAGCTGTCGATGATGAGCAGATCAAGAGTCTATTACAAGGTTTAGAGGGTCTATAATAGTTAAAATACAATGGGTACACCAACTCAATCACAGACTAGTTCGAGTAGTTTAGATACTTCAGTTATTAATGAATTGAAATCTAATCCCAATGGTGATATATCAGGTATATCGCGAGAGGATTTAGAGTTAGTAGCTATGCTAGCTGGTAGAACATCTGCTGAAATGAGGAATACTCAATTCATTGATAATATTGCATCAACTGTAGTGGCTAAACCTGTAGACCCTAGAGCTGTATTACATGAATTAACTAAAAAAGTACCCACTAATATTAAACCACCCCAGTCAGTTAAAGCTCCGGCTGGGGTGGTTCAATCTCCTCAACCATCCCCACAAAATGTGGATGATGGTCAAATGTTATTACAATTTAGACAGTCCACTATAGAAGATATTGTATTAGGTTTATCATCAATAAATAGTAGGTTGTTAGATATAGAACGTAAGATAAAATCTATATCAGATTTTATAGATAAGATTAATGATATTGAAGCGAAATAAACATATAAATATCACATCTATAGAAGATGTGGATAGGGTTATTAATGATCTTCAAGATAGAATTAATACACTTGAATATCACATTAATGCTCTATATAAAACACATTCTAGATATTCGAAAACAGTATCATCATCATTAAACGATTTCAATACAGGTATAAGTAATGTCCACAGAAAAATCTCTCAGAATACAAAAAAATGAGTTAATAGATGAATTGCTAGATCCGGTTAGTAAAGTAACGGATGTGTCTTCATTCATTATTAATAATGAAGGTATTACTGCTATTTGTAGTAATGATGCAAACATAATATTATTTGCAAAATATTCAAATACTAAGATAGATGAAACTGAAAAACTTAACATATATGATATTAAGCGTTTCATTAGATTATTAGATATTATAGAATCAGATGTTATTGATTTAACATTAACATCTAATACATTATCATATAAATCACCTAAACTAAAATTTAAGTATCATTTAGCTGAGGATGCAATGGTACCTATTACTAAAATTAGTGTCAATAAGATTTTAGCATTATCATTCAATTGTAAATTTCTTGTTAGTAAGATTAAGGTACAGGAACTATTGAAAGGCTCATCTGTAATAACTGAT